CTGCACCGCTTTCAGTTCTCTCTGGAAGACTAGCAGTTACAGATAAAGTATTTACTAAAGTTCTACTGTCTTGATCTGCTGATGTTAGTAATGCTCTAAATTTAAAATATCTTCCCTCAAATTCACCTGTTGTAAAATTCTGATATGCACTAAAAGTTACATTATCATCACTTGTTGAAATCTGTAATGTTGTGTTACTATTTTGTGCAGTTCTACCATCAAAAGGGTCTGGTGTTCCGTCATCTATTAAAGTTGAACTATCTGGTCTACCAGTATCAATATATTCAGCTACATTCTCAATAGTTTGAACAACTGTCGAGTCAAATTTTGTTTTAAATTTAGCTGGTAGTGTAATTGTATTTGCAAAGTCATAAGTACCAGAACTAGGTACAGATGAATTTGGGTCACCTAAAGTTCCTGTTGCTGTTAAACCAATATGATTTACAGAGTCTTTTACAACTACCTCTATATTTGATTTTGTGCCAGAAAATGCTGTGTGTTCATTTATTGTAGTTTCAAAAACATAATTTACGCTTGAAATATTTGATACAATTAATGTTTCTTTAATAGATTGGTTTCCTCTTTTGTCTTCTGCTTTGATTAAGTAAGTTCCTGTCTGGAAAGGTACTGTTGCAGTAGTTGCTGGTCTTGCAATTTTATTAATTATATTTTTAGAATTAATCCAAGTAGCACCTGTTGTACTTGAACTATGTTTAATTACATAGTAAGCGAGATCGAGGTCAGTTACAGCGTCCCATGATAATACAGCTTGATCTCCGACAACATTTATAGAAAAGTTTTGAACATTACTTGGTGATGCAGATTGACCAACTACTAAATGGGTTTGTGTTAAATATTCTGATAATTCACCAACTGTGTTAACATATCTAACTCTAACAGTATAAGTAACATCATCTTTGACATTTAGAACTTCAAACCTTGTTTGATCTCCTCTACCTACTAATGAAAAGCTTATTCCATCTTCTGATATTTCTACTTCAAAATAATCATAGAAACTATCTGGTGGGTCGGTTGGTAATCCTGTTTCTGGGTCGATTGTAAATGATTGGTTTAAAGGCAATAAATCTATTAATAGTTTTGTTATTATTACACCATCATTATATTCAACAATAGTATCTGATAATGTCATAAGACCAGAAACTTCTGTTAAATCTATCGTGCTTTCAAATGGGTCAGGTAAGTTTGTTGTTGGTTCTGCTTCTTCTTCATCTTTAGATGCCCATGTGTAATGTGTATTTTGATGCTCGACTAAATTTAATGATACTGTGTAATCTTCATTAAAAGTCATGGCCAATACTCTAAAAGGTTTTGCACTAAATCCTAATGATGCGTGAGTTATATTTACAATATCACCAATCGCTAAATCATAAGCTGTTAAATCTGTTGTAACTTGTAATGCTAATGCTTCTCTTGACCTTCTTAAAATAATTTCTGCCATTTCTTGTGCTTGATAAACAGATGTAATACTTGGAAAATCTGTTTTAAATTCTAATAAAACATTTCCATCTTCTGTTTTCATATTTGCAAATTGTTCAGCACTTGGTAATCCACTATCATCTCTTGGTGGCCATTCTATTTGATCTGCTTGAAAATCTTTATTTTTATTTATGAAAGAAACTATAACTCTATTATATCTTGAATTTTTGTCTGGACTTGACAATACATATCCATCTAAAATATTATCTTCTGTTAAAGTGATTGAACCTGTGCCTGTTGTCTCAATAATTAATTTATATTTTCCTTGTGTAAAAGGTAGATAACCTCTGCACCCTTTTATCATTTCTCGTAAATTTTCTATAATTTTTCTTCCTGTATCTAAAGCGTAATTAGTATCAAAAATATTAATATCACTTCCACCAGAATATGGTGTGACTTGTGTTTCACAAACAACTGACGCATCATAAAAACTTTGTAAATCAATATCTGTTGTTGCTAATCCTTTTCCGTATCTTTCATTTGTTAAATAATCTAATATACACCATGATGGATTGGTCTGATAAGATGCTGTTTGTTCTACTAAACTTGAATTGTAGGTTTTAACTTTTTTACCTTTAATCTTAACTTTAATTCTTGGTATGCCTTCTTCCCAATAACCATTTCTATATTGACATCTAAAAGCAATATAAGAAATTCCTCTTAATCTGTGGCTAGAATTCCAACCTGATGCTTCTGATAATAATGATGATGCTACTTGGTCATCTTTACCCATAAAACATTGTGCTTTTAATAAAGAAAAACTTCCATAAGTTCCAAACACATAATAATTCTTTATTCCAGATGATGTGCTTCTAACTGTTCCATGAGTTAATGCCCCGTCCCAACTTATTAATCTGTCATTGACATATATTTGTTCAACTGAATTTATTTCTCCCTCTGATAAAACAAGTGCAAAATATAAATATTTATTTGAACTTCCACCTGTAGAAACAAAAACTCTAGTTCCACCTAATAATCTTTCACCATAAACAACAGGAATATTTGCATCATTGGATTGTTTATTTATTAAAAGACCTTTTTCGTAACTGTCCATTGGTGAGTCACCAAAAGAACTATCTGGAAAAGTTGGAAATGATGGTTGTAACCAAGAGACAGCTTTTTGAACAACATTAACAGCAGATTTAACTACGTTTTTAACTGTGCTTACAGCAGTACTTACAATCTTTTTTACAAATCCAAAAGGCATTATGCTTTACCCCATTTTAAATCTTTCACCATTTTAGCTGAATGTCTCATTCCTATATCAGAACTAAAAAATCTTCTTTGTGACTCGTTATTTGTTTGACGACCAGCTTTTTTATCAAAGTCAGCCCAATGAGATACGACTTTTAAATTTACTAAACTTGTTGTTTTATTTTCATTAATATCAAATCCCTCTATTGTACCTTTGTATAATAATATAGGGTCAGCAATAAGTGAATTGTTGCTATCTAATATTCCTCTATAAATAGTTACATCATCATTAATAACATTTTCATTTAGAACTATTGCAATATAAGTTGTATTAGCACCAGATAATGTAAGGTTGATTGTACCTTTTGTAAGATCAGTTTGTTCGTTAAAACTAGATATATCTAAAACAAAATCACTAGCATCATAAGTTACTGATGAACCTGATACGGAAGAAGTTAGCGAAAAAGAACAGTCAGTAATATTAACAGGAGTAGAGAAACCAATGGTGATAAGGTGTACGGGTCTAATATCATTTGTTGCTAGTTGGTTCTTTACTGCTGTCGTTAAACTTCTCGTCATATTCCTCGTAGGTTGTTCTTATTATTTTCTCGCTACCTATTACCATATTATAACTAAATGTACCATCTGGGTAGTAAAGTTTTTCAACGTCACTAGAACTTAGATCGTCTGCTTCTACTATTTTTTCAGCAGTGACATCAGTATTAATCCAATGTTTAATCAAATATTTTTTGGCCATTAAAGAGCTTCTTCAACATCTAATTCAAACTGATATAATAAATCTCCAGATGCGTTTGCACCTACTGTTCCAAATTCTTGAACATCATTTGTTAAATATACTGTAAATGGTACGCTGTCATAAGTAACTGCCTCATTATCTGCTAGACTAGATACTAATGGTGGTTCTATTGTAACTGTTGCCGAATTTGAACTAGGAGTCACATCTGCAACAACCATATAAACTTTTGAGTGATTAGCAAACTTTATAAAATCGCCTGTTTTTAAAGCACCAGCAGTATCACTAGCAAACCCGTCCATAGCAATAGTAGTATCTCCAGCAGAATGTATGCCGTTGACTAATACTGTTCCTGTTTCGCTACCTCTAGCATCTTTTACTTCTGGTGGAACTATTGTAAAATTTTCTTTGCCTGATCTTTGTTTCATTATAAAGCCCATTAACTCTCCATAAACATCAGATCGTTTAGCGGTAATAATTCTTGCAGTAAAACCAAATCTTTGCCCATCAATTTGTCTTGATAATTTTTTTCCACTATCTGTTAATGAAAGAATTGTATTTTGTGATGATCTAATTCCCATAGTTGAGAATTTAGAGTTTGATATTGGAAACGCACCTGACATTATACTACTGCACCTCTACCTTGTTCATTTAC